CTCGGGGAAAACTTATGAAGGAAATTCCTTCCTGTCAGCAATTCTGTCCAAAGAGACGTCAAATGGTCACCAAGGATTGGTCCCATAAGTGTCCGATAAAGCGCTAAAGGAATAGTGTCAGTCGCAGCCGTGAGGTCAATAGACCAAGCATCGGCGTAGCCCCGTTTAGAGAACTCTTTCAATCGGCCCTCCTGATCAAAAGTAGCATCAGTTGGGATAACCCGAAGAAGGTCAAACATCCAATCATGGAGTGGTTTGAGGACACAATTTGTCCAGTAATCTACGATTGCTACAATTCTAATCTTTCCTGCAGGCTCGTAAAGATCGTGTAATCGACCTAGGATTCGTGGAGTGACAGCATGTCTGCTGTCCCCACGGTCCATACCTCCAATTAAGGAGATAGTTCGGTTGATCAAGGTTTGAGGGCTAGATCCAGGAACAGAAGGGATGTTCTTCGTAACGTGATTAATGATATCACTTACTAGAGCATACCGCTTCGCCGCGACACGGAAAATCTTCCGTACACGGTCGTTCCCAGTGGCTTGTAACCACTCAAGGATCAGGTTCCCTCTTATACCTGTGTGTTCATCTGGATTAAACCAGACAAACGCATCACGTGGAGCCCCCAGGACCGCATTAGGATGCGCTGGACCTGCCTTTGAGGTTGAAAATAGGTTCTTGATTTCCAGTGATGGAATTAAGTTGGCACCAAGTCCCCGTAACATTTTCCAAAACACCGGGACAAACTGTCCCAGTGTAATGAAAGAAATGTTATCGGTGAGGTTTGGATGAGGTTGGACAATAGAAGAAATATCTATTGGTCCGTAATCCCCAGCCATCCCTTTGTACATATTTAGGACACTAGTCCAAATATGAATAAAGTGCTTATTCTTTACACGGAGTCCATGACGGACATACGTTGGGAGAATAGCAGGGAGGCCATTAACGACCTTTATCAACACTTTACCGGGAATTTCTCGTGTGGTTAATTTTCTACCACTGAGAAAAGTGTTTATACAAAATAAACATCCCTTGAGGTACAGTATTACAAACTGTATCCCGTTGTGACGTAGGAGTTGTTGACACCTAGCACTGAAAGAAGCTCTTTCTGCCGTACAAACAGTGGTAGTAGGAGACCCTCTGCTCCACCAGGATAGCACGTCGTGCCATCGGTGAATACAGGTACGGATATTTCTATCCGTGATCCGGACCATCGATTCCTCCTCACCATCTTTACGACTTTTCCAATGGCTAAAGCCAGATGAAAACAAGTGAGAAAGCAATCCTTGACGGCGAGCCGCTGTCGGGGACTGTTTCCCACTAATGAGACTTTCAATGAAGGGATCATTTGTGGGGGGTGTTTGGGATGAAGGGACTGAATCTCGTGTGTCTTCCGGCGTAGCAAGAACCTTTAGGGTCTTGTTATTCGTCTGGGATACCCGAACCTGAATAATATAGTCATTTTCTGTGAGATACAGTATGTGACTAGGAGCAAAAGGATCAACTACAGCATATAATCCACTCTCAACCTTATCCCAATCTATTTGTGAAAATAGACGGTGGTTTTGAAGCATCATAGCAGTAGAGGATGTACTGAAACAAACGCGAACGGTCGCTGATCGGACGTGGGAGTGGAAGGCAGTGAGTAAAATCATTGTAATAACATTCGTGTGGATGGTAGGATTCCTCGACCCCTCTTTCCCTCGAAAGGGGGAGCAGGTCGGGTATAGGGACCCGAGGGTTGTTAACCCTACGAACCACTTTCGAAGATTTCATTTCTGAGTCTTCTTCAGAGGTTCAAACTCATTCACAGGTGACTTAGGATCAAGATCCGATAGGACTAGATTTTCATTTCTGAAGTGTGAGGTGCCGGCAATCCAAACCGGTCTTCCCCTAAAGCAAATTGTTCCCAATTTACCTGAACTGTACTATTGCCAGCTCGTTGCAGCTTCTATACTACAACTAAGGTTATACATTAAATTACCATCACCTATATTCCGATAATTACTTACCAGGAATACCTCCTTAGCCTCAGTCATCGGGTAAATGACGAGTTACCATTTTAGATTTCCTCACGGAAGATCTCTTCCCAAGGTTACTAAGAAGCTAGCTCTAGTTGATCCCAAGCAGAACTGTAAATGTTCCTATAAGTCCTTAAAGTTTATAGAGTTTAAGGATAAACTCTCCCTACGTTTTATGCCTTTTACAAGGTTTGGGGTAGTAGGCCATTACTGGCTCTATCTCTGATGTAGGTATGCTTCCCAGGCTCAGTTAAGAGTCTGCTGAGGGAAATAAACAGAGGGGTTGAACGATCTCAAGTACCAACGTTTGTCGATATCGAAAATCGTCCGGGACCAGAATGCTCTCTACTATCACTAGTAGCCAGGGTTCATAACCCTGGGG